AGCAAAACGAACTCTACTGCCCCGTGGGGCATCCCATCACGACCGATGCCATCCTTCATGGCAATTTCTCCTCTGTCGATTTGTGGGAATTCCCAGGGGGACTTGGCAGATTTTAGGGACTCTCGATATTCCGACAAGACCTCAGTCGGTATGCCTGTCCTAGCGGACATACACGCCAACATCATCTCGTCGTCGTCCACACTCTGCGGCCAGCTTCCGCCCTCAGTACACCAATATGGCTTCTCCTTGAGAATGCACTTCCGGAACTGCCTGTTCTTCGATTGTTCGGGATAGTAATGGCGAATTATCGCATTGGCGTACTCGGCTGTAATGGGCGATTTGTCGTCGGTGGTCAGGTAACCTGACAGGCGGTCGATTGCCGCGTCTGCCAGTGGGACCGATGGGTCACGCATGGTAAGGTGGAGCTTCAACCAAGTGCGTAAGGGGTCCTGGAACGATGTCGTGGTCTCGAGGATATCGGGAAACACCCTGGCCAGAAATGTGATGCCAGTATCAGCATTACACACCTCCACCTTGAGTGTTAACCCCAAGTCACTCGCAACTTTCGCGAAATTCTTGCGAAACATTCGTTCAAACACGGTATCGTCCCCGAAGCACAGACCAATGAGCGCAAAGGCGTCCTCATCAGTTAGGTCCGGGCACGTCATCAATATCGCGCAGAACATGATAAACGCAGAAAGCACAGTGTTTAGGTCGCAAGTGGTCGGTGACCCACTCTTGACGCCAACGCCAGCGTCATACCGCCACCCGAACTTTTTGGCCCGGGCGGGGCTTGACACCAACATATTTAGCATCTTGATAAGCGTAGGGTTGTTGCCAAAGTACGCCAAGTACACAGCATTCATAACGTTCCTCTGTAACCACGCAGATACGGAACCGTCCAGGTTGCTAAAATCCCCTTCTATAGGGCCATCGATACCCGTCACGTATTCCCTTAACCGGTCGGCGATTTGGGCTGGTGTTGAACCTGGCATGAACCATTTGTTGTTGTGGTCGGCGTGCAGCACAGCATCCCGGAATTTCAACGTAAACGAAGAAAGGACGAGCAAGAAGCGTGCATCAGCAAAAGAGCTTATGATGCGGGAAGGCTTCGTACAGGGCTCGTTCTTTATAAATGCCTCTATCAGTTCTCGACATTCGACGTCAACGGTATCCCAGATGTTTTGGACTGCCAGTGTTTGGGAGGGTTTATCCAATAGCGTTCGAGTATCCTCTAAGCTATAGGGTTCACCTGCGTTATCCTGCGAGCCAATTACCATCCTGACGAACCGGTGGGCAAATTCTTGAATCCGCTTTCCCGGTGTTTTGTCATTCCTAACGAATGTAACTCGCTGGTCCAACGATTCGGAC